TCTGATAAGAATAAAGTCATTTCTTTTATGGATAAAATCTGTGAAGAAAAGATTCAACCGTTCATCGACAAGTCTTACAAAGAACTTGCTGACTATGTTCATGCGTATGACCAAAAGATGCAGATGAAACGTGAAGCACTTGCCGACAAAGGTATCTGGACTGCAAAGAAACGTTATATCATGCACGTGTACAACAATGAAGGCGTTCAGTATACCGAACCAGACATGAAAGTCATGGGTCTTGAAATGATTAAATCCTCCACGCCTGCGCCTGTGCGTGAGAAGATGAAACAGGCACTTCAGATTATGATGAAAGGTTCTGAATCTGATATGCATACATTCATCGATACTTTCCGAACTGAGTTCAAGAAGTTGAATGTGGAAGATATTTCATTTCCACGTGGTATCAATGGTCTCAAAGAATATGCTAACAAGACTACCATTTATTCTAAAGGTACACCAATCCACGTGAGAGGTGCATTGCTATATAATAAGTACCTTGAAGAAAAAGGTCTCTCTAAGAAGTATCCGTTGATCCAAGAAGGTGAAAAGATTAAATTTACCTATCTCAAAACACCAAACATATTCAAAGAAAATGTGGTGTCTTTCCCAGGAAGATTGCCCGTTGAATTTGGTCTCCAAGACTGTATCGATTACAATACACAATTCGACAAAACATTTTTAGAACCAATTAAAGTTATTCTCGATTGTATGGACTGGACAACAGAACGCACAAACTCACTATTCGATTAAAGGAAAATTATGAGCATTTTGGACAAAATTAAAAAGAACAGTTCCATTAAAGATTCGGCTATTCTAGCAAAATCTAAATTCTTTTTGGATAAGGATATGATTCCCACATCCATTCCAATTATTAACGTTGCTTTGTCCGGTAAACTGGATGGCGGCTTAACACCAGGTCTTACAATGTGGGCAGGTCCATCAAAACATTTTAAGACAGCATTCTCACTTTTGATGGCAAAATCTTACTTGGACAAATATGAAGATGCCGCTCTCCTTTTTTATGACTCTGAGTTTGGTACTCCACAATCATACTTTGATTCTTTTGGTATTGATACCAATCGTGTTCTTCATACTCCACTCACGGACATTGAACAGTTAAAGTTTGATATTATGCAACAACTTTCAAATCTTGACCGAGGTGATAGACTCATCATTGTTATCGATTCGATTGGTAATCTTGCATCAAAGAAAGAAGTTGATGATGCACTAGAAGGTAAGTCTGTTGCTGATATGTCACGTGCTAAACAAGTGAAGTCTTTGTTCCGCATGGTAACACCACACTTATCACTCAAAGATATTCCAATGATTGTTGTGAATCACACATACAAAGAAATTGGTTTATATCCTAAAGATATTGTTGGTGGCGGCACAGGTTCTTATTACTCCGCTGATAACATCTTTATCATCGGTCGTCAGCAAGAAAAAGAAGGTACCGAAGTTATTGGTTACAATTTTATTATCAATGTAGAAAAATCACGTTATGTTAAAGAAAAATCTAAAATTCCTGTGTCTGTGTCTTTTGATGGCGGTATTAGCAAATGGTCTGGCTTACTTGATATTGCACTTGAATCCGGACATGTTATCAAGCCTAGCAATGGTTGGTATTCAAAGGTAGATAAAACTACCGGTGAAGTTGAAGAAAAGAAATATCGTATTAAAGATACCGATTCAAAAGAGTTTTGGATTCCAATTCTAAAAGAGAAATCATTCCAAGACTATATTCAAGACAAGTATCAGATTGCTACTGGTAATATTATGCAAGGAGATATTGATGTCGAAGCAGTATAAAGAAGGTGTAGATTTTAATTATGTTATTCCAGAATCTGAAGGAACTACTGTTGGTATTAAATTACTGACAGGTCAATACTCAGATACCGTGTATCAGTATGGTAAAGTGAAGATTGAAGAAGAAAAAGATGGTGCCATCTATCTCAGATTCGTATATAATGTGATGGAAACTCCTTTAAATAAAGAAGAACTGGAAAAGAGTTCAGAGTTTAAAAACCATATTGGTGATATTTTGGTAAGCATAATGTCGCAAAACATTGACAAGGGAATTATTGATGAAGTTGGAACAGACTATTCTGAGGAATTTGATACAGAATGATGATTATATGAGGAAGGTTTTACCCTTCCTCAAAGATGAGTATTTTTCAGATAGAAGTGAAAAGGTAATTTATGATGAAATCCTATCGTTTACAAATGCTTATAATAGTACACCATCAGTTGAAGCGATTACATTGGCCATCAAAGAAAGGCGTAATCTTTCAAATGAGGAAGTGGAAAAATGCGAATCTTATTTACAGGAAATTGAACGCACTTCAAAAGAAGAACAAAAAACTGATAACAGTTGGCTCATCGACAAAACTGAAAAGTTTTGCCAGGAAAAAGCCATTTATAATGCAGTCTTAAATTCAATTTCAATCCTTGACGGAAAAGATAAAGCAAATGATAAAGGTGCAATTCCTAAAATTCTATCTGATGCATTGGCTATTAGTTTCGATAATTCTGTAGGACATGATTATTTGGAGGACTCTGATGGACGATTTGAATTCTACCATCGAAAAGAAGAACGCATTCCATTCGACCTCGACTACTTCAATAAAATCACGAAGGGCGGTCTACCTAAGAAAACCCTTAATATCGCCTTGGCTGGCACTGGTGTTGGTAAGTCTCTTTTTATGTGTCATGTCGCCGCTGGTGTTATGTCACAAGGTAAAAATGTACTTTACATCACTATGGAAATGGCTGAGGAGAAAATTGCAGAACGTATAGATGCAAATCTATTGAATGTGACTATTGATGATCTGATACAATTACCTAAAGACATGTACGACAGAAAAGTTAATCGTGTCAAAGATATGACAACAGGTAAACTAATCATCAAAGAGTATCCAACCGCTTCAGCCTCAGCAACACATTTTAGAACACTATTAAATGAACTTAACCTTAAAAAGTCTTTTGTACCTGATATTATTTTCATTGATTATCTTAATATCTGTTGTTCTTCTCGGATTAAAGCAGGTGCAAACATTAACTCCTACACCTATGTTAAATCTATCGCAGAAGAATTGCGAGGACTTGCCGTTGAATTCGGAGTCCCAATTGTTTCTGCTACACAGACAACACGGTCCGGTTTTACTTCATCCGACCCCGGACTCGAAGATACAAGTGAAAGTTTCGGTTTGCCAGCAACCGCAGATTTGATGTTTGCTTTGATTTCTTCCGAAGAACTCGAAGCACTCGGCCAGATTATGGTGAAGCAGTTGAAGAATCGTTATTCTGATCCAACAACACATAAGAGGTTCGTTCTTGGTGTTGACAGGTCTAAAATGAAACTGTATGATGTTGAACAAGATGCACAAGCTGGTTTGGCAGATGCAGGCAAGCAGGATAAACCTGTAAACACATTCGGTAATCGTGAAAAACCACAGAATAAATTTGGTGGTTTCAAAGTTTGATAACCTAAATATTTACATTTAGGAATGAAAATGGCCACCTCTGACAATAAAGGTTTTCTTTACGAAAGCACAATAAACAAAAATCTCAAGAAATATAAACTTCAAAAAAATAATTTTGTCCCCGCAGGTGCGGATGCAAACGCTCCAGATGCAATGTTAACCTATCAGGGAAAGGATAACAAAGTTGAAGTTAAACTGGATTTAAAGGTGGACTTTGGCCAAGGTTCTTTAGATTATAATGTTGAAAAAGAAGAATGGATATTAGGTGGTGCAAAAACATCATCAGCAAATCAAATGAGAGAATTTTTAACTGCAATCGGTGTAGTTGATATTGTAAACAAAGAATGGGGACCAAAAGGACCACCGAGAAAATATACTGTACCAACCAACCAATATAAAAAAGAAGATGTGGATCACGATTACAAAAATTTTAAAGATGTTTTTGTAAATATACCTAGAACAGCCGTTGCAAATTATTATAATTCTAAGAAAACTTACTACATTCAAATCGGTGGGTTCGGTCTTTATCACATGGGTAAAGATATTGCGAAGTTAGGTACCGATGAATTTAAATTACAGTTGAAATTAAGAATTCGTATTAAAAGAGGTGGAAGTATTCCAATTTACAACTATAGATTTACTACGGCCATTCAAGCCGTCAACGGTTCATTAAAAAAAACTATATTAGATTTGGATGATATTACTTTTCTTTCAGCACTATCGGCTAGGAGTAAAAAATAATGGCACTAGACAAAAACACACAACAAATTTTAAGTGAGTATGATGATGACTTTGATTTCGGATTCACCGCAACGGATGAAGAAGAATACAATTCAATCATTTCACAAAAAGATGAAACAGTAGAAGCATACAAGGCTAGATTAGCTGAAGTTGAAAAACTTATTCTGCCGTTCTTAATGAAGTTATTAAAGACTGCTGACCAACCAATCATCAAATGGCCAAATCGTAAACCTGTAATTGAAGCACAAATTGAAAAAATATTGAAAGTAACAAGGGACTAAATTATGAAACCACTGGTGACGGTGATTACCCCAACAACAGGTAGTCATCAATTATATAATGTTTTGGCATCTGTAAACAATCAGACTTATTCGAATATAGAACATATTGTGGTAGCCGATGGCCCACAATACTCTAACGTCACACAACGTATGTTAGAAGGCTCACAGGCCTTACTAATACAACTACCTTACAATACCGGACATAGCCAATATAATGGGCACCGAATCTATGGTGCAATGTCATATATTGCTAACGGTGATTATCTTTGCTTTCTTGACCAAGATAATTGGTATGATGATAACCACATCGAATCTTTGGTTGACGTAATTCAACAAGGCAACGATTGGTCATATTCACTCCGTAAAATTGTCTCCCAAGAGGGTAAATACATATGTAATGACGATTGTGAAT